ACGGCGGCTTCATTCTCAAATATCCGCACTTCCATGAGTACAAAAATGGCAAGTGCGAAACAGGCTGTAGGGAATCATCTGGCCGCTACCCGTGACGCCTTTTCTAGCAAGTTGTCTGGAGCGGCTGGCGCAGTACGCAACGCAATGTCGGCGGTTAAACAGGCTTTCCAAAATGCACTGAACAACATCAAAAACTGGGTCAAGAAAAAGCTTGACGAAATTAGGGAGTTTTTCTCTCACCCGATAACGACCACGGTCACAATCTTTAAGAACTTTGTCAATAGAGGAGACTCAAGCGGCGCAGGAGGCGCGACCAGCAAGACAGGTGGCGGGAAAGCTGGCAAAGGCGGCGGAGGAAGAGCAAAAGGCGGTTTCACAAACGGCATAACAATTGCCGGTGAGGACCCGCACTACCCTGTCGAGGCGGTTATTTCCTTTAACCCGGCTTACCGCAAAAAGAACATCGAGTACTGGGAGCGAGCCGGGCGCATGCTTGGAGTATACCGGAACAGCGCAGACGCGCAGTCTTATCTAAACGCCGTGTCTAACATCCCTAGCTACAAACCGTCCACTGGCGATGTAGACACAAATCTTGACCTGTCTAACGCTCCTGCACAGCAGTACTCGGAGCAAGTTAGCACAGCGGCTCAGACTTATGCCGCGTATAACCAGCCGAACCGCTTAGGCGACTACGATGCGGACGACTTCTCGAAGCTCGGAACGGAGCGGCCAACCTACAGTGCAAGCATCGGACGGTCACTGTTTAACGGCGACATAAACTTCCCGCTTGCGGACACTGTAGGTTATCAGCAGGAATCTACGCAGACCCAGAGAGTTGACGTCGGCGGGATCACGATTGCACCGACCATCAATGTCCCAAAAGGGACTGCGGACATTACGGCTGAAAGGATTGTCGATCTGCTCAGAGGATATGGCCCAGAGTTCACAGACATGGTCGTAGAGAAGATTCAGGAAAGGATGAACGGAAGGTATGTTACAGCCTGACCACTTCGACACATACTTGTGCAAGGGCGGAGACATGTTTGACTCTATCGCGTTTGATTTATACACGGATGAAAACATGAGCTACGTTTTGATGCAGTACAACCCTGACTATCTTGACACTATCGTCTTTAACGGCGGCGAGGAGCTAATCTATCCTGTTTATTTGGAGGACGAAGTAGAAGAGGTTCCGGCCTCTTCTGCTCCGTGGTACAGCAGTGAAAGTTAAATACAAAGGCAAAGAAATCTACGACGAAACATCGGTCTCAAAGTGTTGCTACACAGAATACTGCGAGAAGCAGGCTAACGAACTCCTTATCAGCTTCAATGACATTGACATGGAGTGGGACGCGTGGAAGCCGAAGAAAGGCGACGAAATCAGCGTAGAGGACGGAACGGCCAAGACCGGAAAGCTGTACGTCGATTCCATTTCGTACCGCTCCGGCCTGATCGATATTCGCGCATTGTCCATGCCGAGTGGAGTCAAAGACAAGCACTCCAAGTCATGGGAGACCGTGAAGCTGAACCAGCTCATTGACGAGATTGCACAGCGTCACAACCTAGAGACACAGAAAATCGGCGTAGAGGACCGGACTTATCACTACGTAAGCCAGAACAACGAGCCAGACTTTGACTTCCTATATGACAGATGTCAGCAGGAGGGCTTGTCTTTCCTTGTGCATGACGGGAAATTAGTCGTATACAGTGAATCAGAGGTTGAGCATAAGCCGAGTTCCAACACGCTTACCATCACGCCTGCATACAAGTACCGTTATACGGACAACTCGGATGACGCATACCAGTCATGCGAGGTAACAAACGGCAAGGTGACAGGAAAATTTGAAGCGCCTGATGTGAAGAGTGGGAAAACACTTCGGTATGTACTTCCGAGAAACATCACGGACGAACCCGAAGCGAACCGCTTCGCCAAGTTCCTACTGCGCCAGAAAAACAAGGGCATGGCGACCATGATCGTCTATACGGACTATATGGCCAGAGAACTGATGGCTGGCGGTACACTCAACTTGAAAACGGACGGTGCGAAGTCGTGGAACGGTCTAGCGTTTATTACTGGACTGCGCCACGACTTTATCTACACGAATTCAAAGATATGGCTCAGAAAGCCGCTAGAGGGGTACTGATGGACTTTCTAAACACGTTTCAGCAGTTTCTACAGCTTGGTAAGATCTCCGAAATATGCGAGGACAAAGAGAAAGATCAGAACGACAATCCTATGTATGCGAGGGTGTTGCCGCTCAATGCGGATGGCGTTGTGTCGCTTCCTCTTATCATTACTCCGCAACTGCGCGGCGAGTTCGGAGATCTCAAGGTCAATGATATCGTCCTTTACATGACGGCAGACAGCGACGAGGGAATTATCTTGAAGCGCGCGGACGGAAAGTGGACGGAGAAGATCCCCGGGAATCTGCAACTCGTAAAGGGCAAGAAAGAAAACACATGCAATGTCGATTCTGAGCGCGGTTATCTGGAATTGCATGAGGGCAACTTCACCATGGACAAGGGCGACGCGCTGATGAAGAGCGGAAACCTTACCATGAACCAGGGCAACTTTACGATTGACAAAGGCGATGCCCTGATGAAGAGTGGAAATCTCACACTTGCACAGGGCAATATAACCGTGCAGAACGGAAAGGTGATTGTACACGGGGACGTCGAGATACAGGGCAATATCACGCTCACAGGCAACTTGACGGCCACAGGAACCATCACAGCGGCGGGTGCTGTCACTGCACAGAGCGTCGTCTCCCAGAGTACTGTCAGCGCAACCGGGAACGTCAGCGCATCCGATGTTTCGAGCGCAAGCACAACACTCAACACGGTCAACACCGAACTGCAAACGCTCAATGCGACGTATGCCGCCCATACGCATACCGCTCCAAGCGGAGGCGGTCAGACGACACCACCGGCCGGATAAGGAGGTTTGGACATGGCAGACACTACAGATACCACCACCAGCGGCACAACCACATCTGGAAGTGCGGCAACCTCCGGCGGCACAACCCCATCAACTGGCGGAAGCACAACGCCGAGCACAGGCACATCAGCTGGAAGCCATACTGGAACAGGCGGCGAGAGCCAGAGCACACCGGACCCAAGAGCCCACGCGCAGGACACCGCAGGAGTAAAAACCCAGAATCAGGGAGACGGAACATTTGATGTCACGCCGACAGTCGAACAGCTCGCATGGGGTGACCTTAAACTCAGCGTGTCTGAAAACGGCGTAATGGGGCTGAACGACGGATTTTCCACCGCAATCAAGGTAAACACCGAGACAAACGACGACAAGGAAGGACGCCCGGCCACAAACACACAGACGATTGAGCTGCAGGAAATCTCATTTGACTTTCTCCTTAATGCCTACTTTCTTCCGAAAACGACCATTGAAAAAGAGTGGGAAAAGTGGAAAAAGCAGATTGCCAAGCACCACCCGCTTTATCTAAACGGAAAGCAGTTCGGTCCAAAAGAACTCCAGCTTATTGAGGCAGATCTGACGGACAGCAAGCTGGACGACTACGGGCGGTTCCTGGTGGCACACATCTCCATCAAGCTTAGAGAGTGGGCGCCGGAAAAAGCGAAGTCGAAAAAGACCGCTTCCACGAAGTCAAAAGGCAAGAACAAGTCAAAAGGAACGACTAGCAAAAGTAAGAAGTCCAGCGCTAAGAGCGTAGGCCCTAGTAAGTCAGCAAAGGCGGCGAAGAAGAAATAATGATGAAGAGCGGAAACTCTGATGTTATGCTGTGCGCAGACAATCTTCTTAAGACCATCCGTGGAGAGGTCCCAATGGAAAGGCTGAAAGGAATTGATGCGCGCATCATTGACCGGCCCGCCATTGAGGCACGAAAAGAGTTTGAGCAGGACGTTGAGTGGGTTATGGAAAACTATGAACCGCGTTTTGACATGCAAGACGTGTCTCAGGACGAAATTGACCCGTTGTTCGGACAATTCCAGCTTAATGTATTTGGGGGTGCAACTAGTTGAGCGACTTTGAAATCGTAACCATAGACCCGTCAGAAGTACTTGACCGCACTCTGACGACAATGGAAGAATACGTTGGCGAAGCACTGTACCCTGGAGATGAACGCCGCATCTTTGCGGAGGCAATGGTGGCAGTGCATGCACAGCTTGCTAACATCATGAATGACGCATCGAAACAAACCATGCTGAAGTACGCACGCGGGAAAGTGCTTGACGCACTCGGAGAACGCCTGGGCGTCACCAGACTTCCTGGAGCATCGGCGCACTGCACCATCCGCTTCAGCGTACAAACTCCGCTTGAACAAGACGTAGAAATTCCGAAGTTCACGAAGGTCACGTCTGACAGCACGCACTATTTTGCCATCCCGGAGCGCGTTGTTCTGACAGCCGGGACGTACTGGGTTGAGTCCATCGCATACGCAGTCAATGTAGGAGCAGACTACAATGGCTTCACGGCTGGCTCTATCACACAGCTCGTTGACAAAGTACCGTACATCTCAAAGGTTCAGAACATGGACGAGACGTCAGGCGGCGACGACGGGGAACCGTACACCAACGCAGGAGATGACCGTTTCCGCGAACGCATCAGAGAAGCACCGAATAAGCTCAGCTGTGCTGGCCCAAGAGGAGCTTACCAGTACTGGGGCTTGACATCGACAAAGAAGATTCGCGACTTGCAGTGTGTGAGCGAGTATGAGACGGTACGCGCAAATTATCCAGTGTACGACGGCAATAAACTTTTTATCGGCGGCTCACATCTTGTGCAGGACACTCTGGCAGTCTTTCTGGATGGGGAACAGACCGCTGACTATAAAGCAACCTATGACAATGACCTGATGGTAGTCACGCTAGGAGACAGCTTCAAAGACGAGACGAGCGTGTATATAGAAATCATGCGGACGCTTGAGGGCCACGTTAAAATTTTCCCTCTGATGGAAAGCGGCTACACGCTTGATGACGAAGTGAAGAAAGAAATTCTGAGTGTGCTTGACGATGAAAAGATTCGCCCGATGACGGACTTTGTAGAGGTCGAAGCACCTCATGAGGTGCCGTTTGACATAGACATAACCTACACGGTGACTCCTACAACGGAGAGCATGCTCAAGGAAAAAATTGAGAGTACCGGAGGTATCATAGACCAGTACATCGACTGGCAGACTTCTAAGCTTGGCAGGGACATCAACCCGGACACCCTGAGACAACTTATGCTTTCCGCCGGATGGGAAGATCAGTCAATTTCTGGTGTACTTAGTGTGGAAATTACAAGCCCTGGAAAAAAAGAGCTTGACAGCACCGAAGTTGCGGTGTTCTCCGGGCGAAAGAATATCAACCATATCGTGAAGACCGGGGTGATTTGATGAAGTTTTCAGAACTTGACTTTAAGCAACTGCTCCCGGCATGGATGCGGAAAGACCCGACTGACCAAGCACTGGCGAAGACAGTCGATGAGCTGACACAGAAACTATACACTCGGTCTGATTTGCTTAAAAAGTGGACGCATCTTGATGAGCTTTCAGATGAACAGTTAGACGCGCTTGCAAATGAGCTTGACGTTAGCTGGTACTACTCCGGCGCGGACAAAGAAACCAAGGTCAACGTTTTGAAGAACGCTGACTTGGTACACGCCAAACTCGGTACGGACTACGCAGTGAACCAGACCATCAAAGACTATTTCGGAGGCGGTAAGGTCGTGCCGTGGTATGAGTATGACGGCGAGCCTTATCACTTTGAAATCACAACTGATAATGTACAGAACGTGGCTGACAACGTCGTGGTCTTTCTGGACATCTTGGAGAAAGTAAAAAGAGCATCAACCATACTCGATGCGCTCGTAATTACGATGAAATCAGAAGACCCGGTATATGCCGGGTTTGCTTATCATGACTTAACAATTGAGCGAGTTGTCTTTAGCGAGGAGGCATGACATGGCAATTAACCGAACATCTATCACAAAAGCCGGCAAGGCGCTCCTCTCGAAGCAACTTGCTAGCAAGGCAACGCTTAACTTCACACGGCTTGCAATCGGCGATGGAGAAATCTCAGCAGACCAGAAGCTGAGCGACCTGACCGCAATGTCACATGAGGTACTGTCCATTCCTGTACAGAAGTACAAATGGAATCGGCAAGACTCCGTAATTTTAACTGGCCAGTACAACTCCACGGACTTTACAAGCTCAATCATGTATAGAGAGCTTGCGGTCTTTGCAGAGGACCCAGACAGCGGAGAAGTACTTTTTTGCTACGGGTACGCCGACACACCTGATGAGCTTTTGCCAAACGGCTCTGTAGGCGGGATCGAAAAGGTGATTGAAGCAGTCATCCCGATCAAAGAAGACGTAAACATTGCGGCATATATCCAAGCTGACACCGCCATTAGTTATGCGGATTACAGCGAGTTAATCAAGAAAGTTGATTTTTCATACAGCTTGTGTCAGGAGAACAAGGCACGGCTTGACGCACTGGAACCGCGCGTTGCTAAGAACGAATCCGACATTCTGAAGCTGTTTGCGAAGTTCAACGGACTTGAGAACAGAGTCATGATAATCTGGTATGCGCTCTTTAACAACATCGCGAACAACAGAGCCACGATCAACTTTGACACATGGCACGCTAACGCGAGCGAAGCAGACGCAACCGACGCTAAGATTACGGCTGGTGTATGGAACGCGGACGCAGAGCGAATCGAATTTTAAGGGAGGTATGTTGAAGTGGCACAAAGACTCAGCAACTTGAAAGTCGGCGAAACTGTAAAGTTTGGTAAACGCTGGGGAAAGCGTACCAGAATGGTCATAACCGACAAGGCACACACAGGCTTCCCGACAAACTCCGTACAGCTAACTAATCTGTACTGCGATGACACAAGGCCTTTTGACGCGAAAGAGCCGTACAACAACCTGGGATCAATTAGCGATTACGGGAACAACAGGCTGGGGTGGTCGAACCTCCTTCAGTGGATGAACTCTGGGAAAAAGAACTGGTATACGGCAAAGCACGCATCCGATCAGGCACCAGACGCGTCTCACGTTGGAGTAGATGCTTACGACAATATTCCTGGTATGTTGAACGAGTGGGACCCTCGCGAAATTGCGATGTGTCAGAAAGCATCCCGCAAAGTAGAAAACAACTCGTACTACGGTTCAACCGTAACCATTACCAGTAAGATTTGGCTGTACGACTATAACGAGCTCGGCGGGTATGCAAACGACAACAACGTGTACTCATACGGTACACGCTTCCCTTACTTTAACGACCCGTATAAGCGAAACTTTGTCATGTCTGAAGAGGGCGCTAAGCACTCACAGGCGAAGCCGAACGGGTCAGACACCATCACTGTTGACTGGACTCCGAAGAGCGGAGTACCGCGGCCATACTGGATAGCAAACTGCTACTACTATGACTATTGCTGTATGATGGCAATGTACAATGAGGGCGAGACTTTCCGCACTAAGGCCTACACGTCCTATGGAGTGCGCTTTGGCGTGTCTCTTGACGGCGATGTATACGTTTCATCGGATAAAGACGCGGACGGTGACTACACTGTACTGCTTTCAACTGCACCGCCAGCGCCGGAAAAAATCATTTATGATTCCCAGCTGAGAGGAGGCAAAGATGCAACGGTAACGTGGTCTAAGAGTACAGACCCGTCAATCACCTCCATTGGGTACAGATTGCAGGTGAAGTACGGCTACGGCGAATGGACCACAGTATATGAGGGAATCGGAACGAGATGGACTGGCGTCGTCCCGTTCGGAGCTGGCACAGCAAAGTTCAGAGTTTGCTCAATCAACCAGACCGACAGCATCGACTCTGAGTATACCGAGGGCAGTGAGTCAATTGTCTTTAGCAACCACGAGCCGACAATTACGATCGCAAAGGTCTCGCAGGAAGAAACATTCACCACCGAACCTCCTGAAATCGTCTACACAGTCTCAGACGAGGACACGGGAGACACGCTGACAACGGATTGGAAGCTGGACGGAAAGACCGTCAAGACCGTCACAGGACGCGACGGAGGGTCTTATACTTTTACATCTGATGAGTGGCTGAGAGTTGTCAACGGCTCTCACACAATGACAATAGAAGTTGACGAT